GTTCGATCCACCGAATGCTGAACTGACCTCCGAGAGTAATCGCTTCAGCATTCGCAAGCATATAATAACGAAAATAATTGTTACCGATAGCACCATAGGCACTATTAAGTTGAATTTTTTTCGCCATTTGGATGTTGTTACATCTGGCGATTTCCTTTTCGAGACGTTTGGAAGGTGTCTTTTCATACTCCTTCTTTGCCTCAAGCATCTTTTTCTTGAATATGACACGTTCATTGTAAATTTTCTCCATTAATTTTGGTAGGAAACCACGTTTCTTAGTAGTAAACATAGCACCATTGGGGCAGACTGTCACGTTCTTTAGGTTTGATAGATCTACCTCCTCATTCAACAGTTTATCAACAGAAACAGACGGGAATCTCTCGTCTAAAACAGTTTCTGGAGATATATTGTACTGCATAATAAGATGAGGATACAAACTGTTGAGGTCAAAAGAAACAACCCAGTCGTACATACCAGGTATAGGTTCTTTGACATACGCTCCTGCATACTTCTCCTGTTTTTCTTGTTCTTTTTTGGGTGGAATGACAATGCCTTTCCTTTTTAGATCATTGTATATGATCATGTCCCACATTCTAACCTGATAAAACACATCTGTAAAGTTTACCTTTGCGTCGAACGCCATCGTAACAGCAAGTTCAATCAATTTCATCTTCTCTTCAAGACCGTCAACAATTCTAACGTCTTGTATGTTATAATCTACAAATTTATTCCACGCTTTCGTATAAAATTCTTTGAATGTGTCGTATTCAGAGTGATCTAGTTTTTTCTGACCTAGTTCTACCTCTCCTATGTAGTCAAGTCGATACGATTCCTGTGCCTTATATGTAAATTTTTTATACAGATCAAGATAATCGAGCACCGTGACACCACCGATGTCATACACAGTATGTGCTCTACCTTGCATGTATATTTCTTCATGAGTAACCAGACCCCAAGGTGATAATTTTTTAGATGCCTTCTCACCCAATACTCTGGTAATTCTTTTTGCAAGATATGGAATATCATACAACTGACAGTTCCAACCCGTAACGACTTCTGGTGGATCATGTGACCAAAAATTCATAAAGTGCTGTAACAAATCATACTCATCATTACACTGCACATACTTGACCATGGGATCGTTGTGATGATAAGCACCTACACCAAAAGTTAGTATTCTTTTTGTTGCATAATCTTGTAATGTGATACACAACATCTCTTCATCACATTTTTCAACAGTAGGAAATCCATTTTCAGATTTAACCTCAATATCAATTGTAACTAATTTGATTTTGTTGATATCAAATTTGATTTCAGTTTCTGGATACTTATCAGAAATATACTGATAGATGTATCTGTTATTACCATATATTTCAAACCCTTTTACTTCACCATGACTTCTAATAAACTCTCTAGTATCACGAACTGTGCCAGGTTGTATACTCTGCACATACTTTCCATCTAATGTTTTATACTTTGTTTTCTTTTTACTTGGTACAAACATAGTTGGTTGAAACTTTTCCCTTGTGGTGAAGTTTTTTCCATTCTCATATCCACGGACGAGAAAATCATTCCCGACCATCTGTACGTTTGTATAATATCTCATGAAAGTATCTTAGCACGTTCACGGTACAGTGTCACGAAGTTGTCAAACATGTACTGAATGTCTTCTCTACTCATGTATGGTGGTGGCATATTAAGAAAAGATCCTTGGTCATCACTTCTCATCTCAACTATGAGATCTTTGTCTATAAAACCAGCATCTACACACATGTCTCTCATTGGTGTACCATGATAAGGAGTGTATATGAAAGCGTTAGTATCATCACATCCAAGTTGTGCTGCTAAGTCAACAGACTTCATACAACTCTCCATAGTTTCATAAGGATAACCTATAATAAAGTTACATGTAGTGGATAAACCTGCTTCTTTGGCGATTCTAAAAGCATCAATTGCTTTATGATTATCATATACTCTACCTATAACATCTTTACGGAATTGTGGATCGCCATGCTCCACACCCATATTCAATTTCTCACATCCTATCTCCACTAATCTCTTAGCTTGGTGAGGTGATAATAATTCTGGTCTTGTTTGAGCGAAGAAAGGTATCTTATATTTGGAGTACATATCACAAAACTCATCAAATTTTTTCTTTGATGTTGTGAGTAATGTGTCTGTTACTATCCATAGGAATTCTACGTCAATAGTCTTTATAAGATGTTGTATCTCCATTTCTATGTGTTCTACAGTCCTATGTCTGAAGAACAAACTATCAGTCTCCTCTTTGTAAATCCCTGCGTTAGATGGTGAATTACAAAATTTACATTTAAATGGACATCCACGTTGTGTTTCAACTGTAGCGATCTTGATTATCTTACCTTGAAACGGTCTATACAATGATCTCTTATCAAATATCTCATGATCTGTAGGTGGTAGAGTATTGACATTCAATGCAGGTCTCATCGCATTTGGATAGATGTTTGGTAAATGATAACCGTCTTTTCCATCACTTATTAAGTCCATCAACTCTGGTATTACCTCATCTCCCTCACCTCTGCAAATATAATCTGCTTTACCAATAAATTCTTTTGGATTATATGTTATAAAAACACCACCAACAACACTAATAAATTTTTGATCCGTAATCTGATCCATAAATTTACGCCAGATATAATATGTGTCCTCTACTATTGATGATATGATAACATCTGGTTTATATTCAATTACTTTTTTTCTCCAAGCAACATACATATTTTCATTCTCAAGAGTAAAGAAATCAGATTCTACATCATCTCTCTCCCACTTGTACTCTGGGAACATTTGTCTTTTTTCTCTTTCTTTATCTCTATCTGGTCTTGAAAACTCCTCCTCATCCACTGGATACCATGTAGCATCAAATAATTCTATGTTATGATAACCTGCTCTCTTCAAACATGCAGTTATAATTGCAACACCACCTGGTGGTGTCACTCTCATATGTTGATTAGGATACAACCATAAAATTCTAAGATTTTTTTGTGACATCCTTTGCAGTCAATGACTGATACTTATCTAATTGTTTTTTGTCTGGCTCTATAATCGTAAGAAAACTATCTGAATGCACCATCATCTCACGTTGCATGGTAAACGATGGCCATGACTCTAAAAACTCTCCTTTCAATTCAAAAGGATCTATAAGTTTACAATCAGGTTCTCCCATCTCTGATCCCACCTCTTCAAGTCTAGAGATAAGAACAAGATTGTTCTTGAATAATATAATTTTTATCATAAAGAAAGACTTCTTGACTTTAAGTTTACCACAACATTCCTTACTTTGTCAATGTAACCTTGATTTCGTAACTCTTTGAATACCATGTTTTCAAAACCATACTCTCCGTATTTTTGTAATGAAGTGCCTCTTGAGTCTCTTAGTTTCTTGACTAATTCTTTCAACCCATCAGCATCCTCTCCTTTTATTAGAGAATCAATCTGATTTTTAAAATTATTTACCTTCTTCTCAATTTCTTTCTCGTCAACCTCACCCTCCACAGGTTCTGGTTCTTGAATCCATGAACTCTTCATCAAACTATACACACCTTGACTCTTCTTTCTAGTGATGCCAGGTTTTTCAATGTATGGTTCTGCTTTTACACCATAGATTGTGACGTTATGAGTCAACTCCCATAGAGTTTTCTTGTCCATGTAGTATTGATCTAGCAAATCTGGATTACAATCAGGTATAAATTTAGGATCAACTACTAAATGCACGTCTAAATCAGAATATTGTGTGTAATTGTAACCTGCATTACCACCCAACAGTAATACATCTTTGATTGCCCTATCATCTAAATCAACAAATGCAGCAAAAGATTTTGCAAACTTCATCAAAGCATCTCTGACCTCAGGCTTGAGAGAATCCCCAACCCAGAAGACTGGATTGAGGATGTCTGTGAATCTAAGGGTGATAGTTTCTCTTAGATCTTTCGCTTTTATATGTTTGAGAACTTTTGAATACATATGATCTATCAATCACATGTATTTAGAGCCACTCCTTACGCTGTTGGTGATCTGGAATGATTCTTTCAATATCAATAAGTAATAATCCGTCCTCAAAATCTACCTTCTTGACTACTAAGTCATCAGGTAATGCCCATTGTCTAGTAAAGTTACGTTGTGCAAGTCCTTTGTGCACATAATCTACTTTATCTTTAGTCTTAGATCCCTCTATTATTAGTTTACCCTCTTGTGTGTAAACTTTTAGATCTTCTCTCTTGAATCCTGCGAGTGCTACCTCAACCCTATACTCATGATTTGATATCTTTATCGTATTATAAGGTGGGTAGTTTGTATTTGCAAAATGTTGATCAAAGGTTGTGAACCAGTCATCAAACCCGATCATATTTTTTCTTACTTTTGCCAAATAGTCCTGAGTTTCAGGCACAGTAAAAGTAATAGCGTTAGCATCGTTAAACATGCTGACCTCCTTGAGCGTCTAGTTGTAATGTCCCGTTAGGCGACATAACTAATTATACTAAACTACCTTGGAGGTCTGATTCGGTTCTTACGATAAGTGAGGTATAGATTACTGTACGCTGCTATGACAAGGAGAATGAGAAGAAAAGTGTTAACTGGCATCAGGTAATTTCTTTTTACCAATATTATACTTGGTTTCTAACATCCAGTCACCTTTATCTTTGTATGAAATTACTTTGATTTGATTCAATGGAGCGATATCTTTGATTGAATCTGAAAATAGTACTCCGACTAATCCCCAATCAGATAATAGTTGAACAATTCTATTTCTTCTTTGCACATCATTGACGCTTAGATTTGCCTTCTTACCATCAAGAGCAAATAATTCTTTGAAGTGTACAATGTAATACTTACCCTGCTTATGCAGAATATGACACGATTGATATAATTTTTTTTCTTTTCTTGACGCTACACCAATCCTTGTAAGTGTTTCTCTTACTTTTAAAAAATCATCTGGTTCTGACAGGAGCACCTCAACCATTTTATCTGGTGTCCAATTGTATTCTGATTCCATAATAACACTCATTTCAATCCTCCTCGCTCAAGTTTCTCTTGTATAAAAGTGAGTTCTTTTTTAGAAAGGAGTGGAAGAACTTGTTTCGCTTTTTCGTTACTATATCCATAGTAACGTTTCACATAATCAAGATTCTGTAATTCTTCTTTCTTCACCCAAGGAGAGAACCTCTTCTTGGATCGTAAAATATTTAGTAAAAAGTCATGTTGTAGTTTATTATCTAAGTTATGATATATGTTCATCTCATTTGCATACATAATGGCATCTAGGTGCCCAGACATACATCTGTTGATAATATATGGTAAATATTTTTTCTCTAAATCAGGATCCTCGTCAATAAGATTTTTTTTATTATGATTGATATTATTCAACCAATCTTTTAGTTCAACGCTCAAAGATCTGCTCCTTCATATCAGTGTTCCAGTTCTTATAATACTCTGTTTTCTTCAAGTCTGCTCTTTTTTCTAATAAATCTTTGCGATCTTGTACAATTATCGCTGACATACCACTATTCAACTTGACACCTGCGACTTCTTCTATTATATCAGGATGTTCGGCATAAAAAATATGGTCGGGATGTTTTTTACCCAACCATTCAACCACAGACTTTAATTTTTCTGCATTTGGTAAGAGTGGATATGTAAAAACAAATATTTTAACTTTTTGACCAAGTTCTTTTATGTCTTCTTCTAATTCATCATAATTTACAAATTTTTTCACATCAACATTTCCTTCCAACCATGCCTTTTTTGCATACGGACACGGTGGCATACCTGCAAAAGCAGGGTTAGGCACACTTAGTAAATCATTTATCCAATCACTAACTTGATTTTCCATAACGAGGTCGTATAATGATTTGATTACCTTCATAATCAGGTATGAAATCTAAAGGAACGTCATGTGCCCAACATAATTCCTCATAAAGAGAGTTCAATCTCTCCATATCAGAGTATAAATCATTCACTTCGTCCATCAGTTTTCAAGTATTTTTTGATGACTTCAATTTGATCATGATATTTAGCTACCTGATCAAGTTCAGTCTGTATTGCTTCCATTATATCACTATGTTCACCTATACCTGCAGGGTTTGTCAGGTAAACCTCAATATTCGCAAGGTGTTTTTGTATATCTCCATTTGCATGAGAGATGAGAGCGTTTATAATGGTTTTTCTCATTAGAAGTTAGTCAATACGAGTTCTTTTCTTTGTCTTTGTGCCATTGTATAACTGGCAGTAGACCTCATTGTATATGTATGTTCGT